GCCGCGTGCGCGCGGCCGCAAGTTTCACCGGGTTTTTTGACCATCATGGGTAAACGCGGTCCCAAGCCGATGCCTGCCGCAGCCCGCAAGCTGCTCGGCAACCCCGGCAAGCGTGCGATCCGGCCCGACCTTCCGGCCCCGTCCGGTGCGCCGCCGATGCCGCAGCGTCTGATGGTCGAGCCCCAGGCCGTGGCCAAGTGGAACGAGTTTGTGCCGCTCCTGCTCGAACTTGGCACGCTCACCCAGGCCGATGGCGAAGCCTTGGCGACTTTGTGCGAGGTCTATGCTGCAACGCAGGCGTGCCTTTTGGAGTTGCGGGCGACCGGCCCGGTCATGCGAACGGACCTCGGCGGCGTGAAGCCGAACCCGGCAGGCCCGTTATATCGAAGTTTAGTGGCGCTCCAGGCGTCGCTAATGGGCGAGTTTGGACTGACCCCGACCAGTAGGACACGGCTCGGTGCCAAGGAAGAAAAGCCAACCGACGAAGTTGAAGAGTTCTTCAAAGTCCACGGGGCATGATCTCACGCCCGAGGGCGAGGCGAAGTACCAGCGCGTCGTTCACTTCTTCGAGAAGATCCTGCGGCACAGCAAGGGGCAGAACGCGGGCAAGGCGTTCACGCTTCTGCCGTGGCAGCATCATGTGATGCGTGAACTCTTCGGCAGGCTGAACCCAGACGGCACGCGTCAGCATCGCGTCGGGTACATCGAACTTCCGAAGAAGCAGGGCAAGAGCACCACACTTGCCGGGATCGCCCTCTACATGACTGCCTTCGACTCGGAGCCGGGGGCCGAAATCTACGGGGCGGCCTGCGACCGTGAGCAGGCTGGCATCATCTACCGGGAAGCGGCGTCAATGGTGCGGGCTTCGCCTGCGTTATCCCGCCACCTTGAGGTGATCGACAGCCGCAAGACGATCGTGCATAAGGCCAGCAACTCTTTCTATCGGGTGCTCTCGGCAGATGCGTTCCGTGCTGAGGGGCTCAACATCCACGCCCTGCTCTTCGATGAGCTCCACGCGCAGCGGGACCGGCGGCTGTGGGATGCCCTGCGGTACGGCGGTGCCGCGCGTCGGCAGCCGCTCATTCTCTCCATCACGACGGCGGGCTACGACCGCAAGAGCATTTGCTGGGAACAGCACGCCTACGCGGAGCGGTGCATCGCAGATCCCACGGTGGACCCGGCCTTCTTCGGGTGCATCTACGCCGCGTCGCCGCCGGATGACGATTGGAAAGACCCGAAGACGTGGCACAAGGCCAACCCTTCGCTGGGCGAGACGATCACGGTGGAGTCGTTCGCCGCCGACGCACGCGAGGCCGATCAGTCGCCCTCGAAGCTCAATTCGTTTCTGCGATACCGGCTCAATGTTTGGACAACCCAGGATGTCCGCTGGATCAGCCCAGATACCTGGGCCAAGTGCGGCGGCCCGCTGCGGGACGAACTGGAAAAGCGGGAGTGGTATGCGGGCCTCGATCTCGCGACCACCTACGACTTGTCGGCCTTCGTGATGGTGAGCCAGGCCGACGACGGCACCTTCGACGTGATGCCGTTCTTCTGGGTGCCGCAGGAGAACGCGGCCGAGCGGACGCAGCGGGATAAGGTGGACTACATCGGCTGGATACGCGACGGGTACATCAGGGCCACCGATGGCAACGTCACCGACTACGACGTGATCCGCCGAGACATCGTGGAACTCTCGCAGCGGTTCAACATCCGGCAGGTGGGAATCGACCGCTGGAACGCCACACAATTGGCCACGCAACTGCAAGGCGAGGGGGTGAATGTGACAGGCTTTGGGCAAGGGTACGGTTCGATGAGCAGCCCGAGCCGCGCCCTCGAAAACTACATCATGTCGGAGAAGATCCGCCACGCGAACCACCCGGTGCTCTCGTGGATGGCTGGCAACGTGGCTGTGCAGAGCGACCACCAGGGCAACATCAAACCGAGCAAGGCGAAGAGCACGGAACGCATCGACGGCATCGTGTCGCTGGTCATGGCCCTCGGGCTGCATGCGACGGCCACGGCCCCGGCCCCCGAACAATCCTGGGACATCCTGAGCATATGAGCGAAAACGCCGCCGCCGATTTCAAGATGTTCGACCTGCGTGGCATCGATTGGACCGATGGCTCTTCGAGCCGCACGCCTTCAGGCATCCGCGTCAACGCCGACAACAGCATGGCGTGCTCGGCCTACACGGCCTGCATCCGCGTCATCTCGGATGCGGTCTCCGCTTTGCCGCTCCACGTTTACGAGCGGATGGCGAACGGCGGCAAGGCGAAGGCCACGGCCCACCCCGTGTATCGCCTGCTCCACCAGCAGCCCAACCCGTGGCAGACGGCGCAGGAGTTCCGCGATTGGATGACGGGCATGTACCTGCACTACGGGGCCAGCTACGCGGAGATCCGCCCCGGTGCTCGAGGTGCCGTCTCGGAACTGTGGCCGCTGCACTCGTCGCGGATGGAGTGCGAGCGGCTGTCTGACGGGACGCTGCGGTATAGGTATCGCGAGCCGAGCGGGCGCGAGACGATCTACAGCCAAGAGCAGATCTTCGCCCTGCGGTTCACCACGGAAGACGGCATCAAGGCGATCCCCACCTACAAACTCTTCTCCAATGTCATCGGCCTTTCGCAGGCTCTTGAGACGCACGCCGCGACGTTCTTTGGGAACAATGCTCGCCCCGGCGTTGTGCTGGAGGCCGAGAACCCAATCCCGGCAGAGGCCGCGGAGCGGCTTCGGGAGTCTTGGGAAAGGTTGCATCGCGGCAGCGATAGGGCTCATAGAACGGCAGTATTGCCTGCGGGCGTGAAGGCCCACGAACTGAGCAGCAGCAACGAGGCTGCCCAGATGCTTGAGAGCCGGTCTTTCGCTGTGTACGAGTGCTGCCGGATTTTTCGCGTGCCGCCTCACATGGTTCAGCAGCTGGACCGCTCGACCTATTCAAACATCGAAGTGCAGGGCACGGAGTTCGTGCAGCACTGCCTGCTGCCGCACCTCAAGCGGTGGGAGGCGGCGATCTCCCGCGACCTCATCGTGGACGATGAGACCTATTTCGCGGAGCACAACGTCAACGGCCTGCTGCGCGGGGACCACACAAGCCGGGCGGCGTTCTATGTGTCGGCCCTGCAAAACGGCTGGATGACGATCAACGAAATCCGAGAGGCCGAGAACCTGAACCCGATTGGGCCAGACGGCGACAAGCACTTCGTGCAACTCAACATGACCACGCTCGACAAGGTTGGCCAGGAGCAACCGGCACCGGAGCCGATGCCAGCGCCGCCCGTCGAGGAAGAAGACAGCCCGGCCGACGACGCCGAGGACCAGGCCGAACAGGAGAACCCGACCGATGGAAATTGAACGCCGCGACTTCGCCTTTGAGGAAGAGAACGAGCTGATCGTCGAGAGCCGGGCCGATGGCCGGGCCGCGATCATCGGATACGCCGCCGTCTACAACCGGCTTTCTCTCGACCTCGGCGGGTTCCGCGAGGAAATCCTGCCAGGGGCGTTCGACAAGATTCTGAACCGCCAGCGGGGCAAGAGCGACGTGGTGGCCCTGTTCAACCACGACAGCAACATTGTCCTGGGCCGCACGTCGAGCGGCACGCTTGAACTCTCCAGCGACACGAAGGGGCTGCGGTATGTCGTCACGCCGCCCGTGAGCCGGGCCGACGTGATGGAGTTGATCCAGCGGCGCGACGTGCGCGGCTCGTCGTTCGCCTTCACGGTGGACAAGAGCGGCGAAGGCTTCCGCCAGGGTGAGGACGGGAAGGCCGTCCGCCAGATCCGCGAGGTGAGCGGGCTGTATGACGTGGGGCCGGTGCTCGTGCCCGCGTACCCCGCCACCTCTGCTTCTGTTGCCATGCGGTCTTACGAGGCGTGGCTGGCATCGCAGGAAACGCCTGCCATCGAAGAGCGAGCCGAAGACCGCAAGGCACTTGCCGAGTGGGTGGCAAAAAGCAGGGGCATTAACGCTGCCGCTGCCGCATGGTCATTGAGGTTGCGGAATGTCTGGTGACAAGCGGCAGTGCAAGTGCGGCGACAAACTGCGGACGATCAGCAGCCGCGCCGTGGGCGAGCAGCAGCTGCGGTACATGCAGTGCCGCAAGTGCGGAGCCCGCTGTAAATGCGTTGTGAAGGCCGACGCCGTGTTCCGGCGTGTTCTACGGTAGAACGCCCGCGCGCCCGTCTAACTGCAAGGCACCCCGCCCATAGTGGCACTGTGGACTCCACGGCAATACCGCCGCCAGGAGATTCACCACAGTGGACAACCTCAAGAAGCTTCAGGACGAGGCGGTTACCCTCGCCAACCGGATCGACGCAGTTCGCGCCATCGAAGGCGACGACGACAAGATTGCCGAGCGCGACCTCGAACTGGAAACGCTGAACAAGCGGGCCGGTGATCTCGCCAAGAAGATCGACTTCGAGAAGTCGGTCGTCGAGTCGGCGAAGAACCTGCGGTCGGTGGTGGATCGCTGCACCCCCGCCCCCGAGGTCCGTGCCGAGGAGAAGGCCGTCCGCATCGAGGCCGTCCCGTTTGCGGGCCGCCTGCGTGCGTTCGAGAAGGCCGAGGACGCCTACCGGTTCGGCATGTTCATCAAGGCCCGCCGGGGCGATGCCGAGGCCAAGCGGTGGTGCGACGATGCGGGCATCGATACCCGCGCTCTCGGTTCGACCGGCTCGACCACCGGTGCCGCGACCGTGGCCGACGTTCTTTCCTCGACCGTGATCCGGCTCGTGGACCAGTATTCCGCCTTCGTGCAGAACGCACAGAACGTGCAGATGCCGAGCGACGTGCTGCTGTTCCCCCGCCGCACGGGCGGTGCGACGAGCCAGTGGCAGGACGAGAACGTGGCGATCACCGCCGCCGATCCGACGATCAGCCAGGTTACGCTGACCGCTCGCAAGGTGACGGCCGCCACGATCGTGGCGAACGAGCTCCTCGCCGATTCGGTCATCTCGATCGGTGACTGGGTGGCGGCCGAACTCGGCCTGTCGCTCGCCAACGCCATCGAGTCGGCTGCGTTCTCTGGCAACCCGTCAAACGCCCCCGGCGTGGCGGGCCTCGTGACCAGCCACACGGGCGGTCTCCTGGCCTCCTCGGCTGCCACCTATGCGGCGTCGCTCGTGACGGCTGCCGGTGACACCCCCGACGAGGTGACCAAGGCGAACTTGCTCGCGATGATGGCTGCGGTTCCGCAGCACAGTCGTGCCGGTGCGAAGTGGTATTGCAGCCCGTTCTTCTTCGCGACCTGCATGCAGGCTCTCGATCTGAACCAGGGCGGTTCGGTCGGCATGACGCAGGGCATGGGCCTCACCTTCCTCGGCAGCCCGGTGGTCCTCACCGACCGCCTGCCGAGCGGTGCGGACTCCACCGGTGCGATCATGGCGCTGTACGGCAACCTTGCCAACAGCTCCATGTACGGCATCCGCCAGGGCATCGAGATCGCCTCCAGCGATCAGGTGAACTTCCTGTCGGAGCAGACGGTCATCAAGGCTTCGGCTCGCGTGGCGATCACGCACCACAGCCTTGGCTCCTCGACCGTCGCCGGTCCGGTCATCGGCCTCGTCGGTGCGTGAGCCTGACGGCTTGACGCGATGTGCAAACTGGGCGGGCCGCTCCAACACGGGGCGGCCCGCTCTCTTTTTTTGAGGTTGCACATGATCGTTCGCGTGGGTGGCACTGAGGCTGACGTTCGGGTAGAGGCCGTGATGAGCGTCCCACGGCTCGGTTTTATGTCGAACTTCTACACATGGGCGCAGGCGCTCATGCCGCTCGGTATTCGGCCAACAATGATGCAGGGGGCGTTTTGGTCCCAATGCCTCTCGAGGGTCTGCGAGAAGTTCGTAGATAAATGCGAGTACCTTCTCGTTATTGATTACGACAGCGCGTTCAGCCGCGACGACCTTGAGCAGTTGTTCGCCTTGGCCATGACGTTCCAATGCGACGCGCTCGCCCCGCTGCAAACAAAGCGGGAAGACGGCAGGCCGATGTTGACCTTGAAGGGCACGCTCGACAACCCGCCCGAGGGCGGCAAGATCACGCTGCCGAAGGAATGGTTTGCCGAGCCGGTGCAGGAAGTCGATACCGCACACTTCGGCTGCACCATCCTGAGCACGGCCGCCCTGAAGCGGTGCAAACTGCCGTGGATGCAGGAACTGCCCAACAGCGACGGCACCTGGGAGGAGCAGCCCAAGACGCCGGGCGATCCGAACTGGCGGCCACGGCGAGATGCTGACATCGCATTTTGGGTCAACTGGCGAGAAAGCGGAAACCGCTTATTCGTCACGCCACGGGTGTGCATCGGCCACGGCGAGTATGTCTTCACATGGCCCGGCAAAGACCTCGGCAAGCCCGTCTATCAGCACGCCACCGAATACTGCAACACGATGCAAAAGCCCGAAACTGCATGGAGCGTGCCCCAATGAAGAAACTAAGGATGCTGCGATCGTTCCGAAGCTACCGCGCCGGGCAGGTGGTGGAGATCCCCGGCGGGCTCGCTCAAGAGTTGATCGCCCGGCGGTTCGCGGTGGAGGACCGGCAGCAGGAATTGATCGAGACGGCCGCGCTAGAGACCGACGCCGAGACAGCCGACGCCACCCCGAGGAAACGACGCCGTGCAGTACCGAAGCCTGACCAGACAGACCGCACCCGCCGTTGAGCCGGTCACGCTCTCCGAGGCGAAGGCCCACTGCCGCATCGACGGCAACGCAGACGATGCCTACGTCCAATCCCTCGTGACTTCAGCCCGTGAGTGGTGCGAGCAGTACCTCGACCGCACGCTGGTCTACACGCAGTGGGTGATGCGGTTTGACCGCTTCCCCACGTCGGGCATCGAGGCGATTGAGTTGCCCCGCCCGCCTATGGCCGTCGCTGGCACGGCCACGGCCGTGTCGCTCACGTTCACCACCGACAGCGGCACGACCGGCACCTACGCCGTGGAGCAGTTCCGCGTGGACCGCCAGTCGACGCCGGGCACGGTGCTCCCGATCTACGCTGGCACCTGGCCACCGCACCGGATCGACGCCGGGGCGCACGCCGTGACGTGGTGGGCTGGTTACGGGGCGAGCGGCACCGACGTGCCTGCCGCGATCCGGCACGCGATCCTGATGCTCGTGGGCATGTGGTTCGAGCGTCGCATGGCGGCCGACTCCATGGGCGGCGATGAAATCCCGTTCGGCGTGAAGTCGCTCCTCGACTCGCAGCGGTGGGGCTCCTACCGATGATCGACCCCGGCAAGCTCCGCGAGCGCGTTACCGTGCAGATCGCCAGCGGCACGACCAATGCCCTGGGCGAGACGGTGCTGGCGTGGAGCGATTCATCGGCCGTGTGGGCGAGCGTGGAAGGCGTGAGTGCCCGCGAGGCTCTGGCGGCAGGCCAGCAGGACACGACGATCACGCACAAGGTGCGGCTGCGGTTCCTCTCTGGCCTGACGCAAAGCATGCGGTTCGCATGGCGGGGCCGCACGCTGGAGATCGTCAGCCTGCTCGAACACGGCAACCGCAGCGAGCACGAGGCCATTTGCCAGGAGACAGTCTCGTGAGTGTCTTTGCCGATGGGCCGTCGCTGCTGCGGCTTGCCGTTGGCAAAGGCAAGTTTGCAAAGCAGCAGTACGGCCTGACCACACTCGACGACGTAATCAAGAGCCTGAAGGCGCTGCCCCGCGAGATCAGCCTGAAGTACCAGGCCCAGGCACTCCGCAAGGCGGCGAAGCCCGGCCAGGAGGCGCTGCGGCAACAGACGGCCGCCCTCGGGCAAGTGACGGGCAACCTGCTGGCGAGCGTGTCGAAGGCCGAGCGGAAGTACACAAACAACAAGCAGCAGATCCCCGTGGGCGTGATCGTGATCGGCTTTCGGCGGCCCACGAACGCAAAGAGCCAGAAGGGTGCCACCCCGGCCTTCGTGGGCGGCACTGTGCTGAAGGGGCCGAACCGGGCCTACCACTCGCATCTGGTGGAGTTCGGCACCAGGCCCAGGATGGCTGGCAAGAGCAAGGTGAGCCGCAGGCGCAAGGTCATCCTCGGCGGCAGGATTCAAACAATCGTGGAGCGCGAAAAGAAGCCAGCCGCAGGCCGTGGCGTCCTGTCATCGTGGAAGACGCGAGGCGACTTCACGGGGCGTGGTCTTTACCCCGTGGACTTCATCGCCAGCGGCACCGTCGCAGGCTCGCCCGCCCGGCATCCGCTGCGGAAAGCGTTCAATCAGTCGCGGGCACAGATGCAGAGCATCCTCGACGTGGAGATGCGGAAGGCACTCACGCGGGCCGTGAAGGAGTACGAGCGGAAATACGGCGATTTAGGAGGCCAGTAGCGTGAAATCACCCGAAGCCGTCCTGCGTTCTGCGCTCATTGCAAATGCCACCGTGGCTGGGCTTGTGGGCAGCCGCGTGTATCCGGTGGTGGCCCCCGCCTCGGCGGCTCTTCCGTTCGTGACGTGGCGGCGCGTGGCGATCCGGCGGCAGCAGACGCTTGGTGCCCCAATGGGCATGCCCGTGACGAGCGTGGAATACAGCATCTACGGGGCGACCTACGAGCAGGCCCGCGAAGTGGCGGATGCGATGCGGTCGGTTCTGGATGGCTACGGGGGGACTTTGAACAATACGGAAGTGAAGCAAACGTCGCTCGAACAGGAGTCCGACGACTTTGTGACGCTGGCGGGTGCGGAACTCCCGCCTGCCTATCAGATCACCCAGCAGTACGACACATTCTGGATCGAAGGCTAGGAGACATAAAGCATGCCCGCCACCCCGCATGATGGTTCCGGTTCCACGTTTGTTTTCGCCGGTGTCACCTACACCGTCACGAACATCACCTACACGATTGCGGACAACAACGCGACCGACAACATCGACGTGTCGCACCTCGGGCAGACTGCTGGCTCAACCGTCCTGACGCTTTCGCGTCCGCTGAAGGGCTCGGCGGGCGACACCGGCAAGGAAGTCACCATCGACTACCTGACCAACGCTGGCGCTACGCCGATTGCGCAGGGTGCCACCGGCACGCTGACCATCACGGGCGGCATCACGCTGACCGGCGTGGCGGCCACCTGCAAGTCTTCCACCGTCACGCTTGCCACGAACGACGCCAACAAGGGCTCGGCATCGTTCCAGGTTGCCTAACCGCCAGGGGGGCTTCCCGTGGCGAGTCTCAGCACAGGCATCAGCGTGACGTGGAACGGCACGGCCTTCCAAGAGGTCACCGGCCTTTCGTGGTCCTTCGGTGGCGACAGCAAGGGGCGCAACGTCGCCTGGACCGACTCGCCAGGCTCCGTAACCGTGGAGTGCCTCGGCGCGGCCAACACTTCCACCGCGCTTTGGAACACGCGCGCCGAGGTGGCGATCTCCGGCGGCGGCCAATCCTTGACGGCCTCGGCAGTATGGGAGTCCGTGAGCGTGGCCAGCGAAGTGAACGGGGTGACCCGTTACAGCGTCACGCTCAAACTTTCCTACTAGGTGAATCATGCCGCTGACCAGAGAACAGATCGACGCCGCCTCCGATGCCAAGATCATCACCGTGGAAGCCCCCGAACTCGGTGGCGACGGCAAGGTGTGCATCCGCCTGATGAGCGTGGGCGACCGCGATTCCTACGAGATCAAGCTGCTCGAAGGCGACGGCAAGGCCATCCCTGACTTTCGCTCTGAACTCTTGAGCCGCACGCTCTGCGACGCCGCTGGCAACCTGCTTTATCCCGGTGACGAAGGCGTGGCGGCCCTCAAGTCTCGCAGCGCCGACGTGATGCACCGCCTGTGGCATGCGGCCCTCAAGCACAACGCACTGACCGAGGAGGAAATCAAGAAGCTCGCGGGGGAATGAACGCCAGGCCGACCTTGCAGTTCAAGTTCGCCCTGGCTTCACACCTCAAGAAAACCATCGAAGAGATCGACGCGATGGACTCGCGTGAGTTCTCGCAGTGGATCGCCTACACGCGATGGTTTCGCCCGCTCGACAACCCTTGGCAACAGACCGGCATGATCGTCTCGTCGGTGCTGGCCCCGTACTCGAAGCAGACGCCAGACCCCGAAGCGTTTATCCCAATCGAAGACCGAGCCCCCAAGCATCCCTCACAGATCCGCGACACCATCCGCCGCATGGCGGAAGACCTCAAGAAGTTTGAGCAGTAATGGCAACCATCGGCCTTGGCTTTCAACTGTCGGCATCGGCCACGCAAATGTCGGCTGGCATCAATGCCGGTGTAGTCGAGTTGCAGAAGTTGGGCTACGCCGCCAAGAAGACGCAGCAGGACGTTTCGACACTCAAGACGATTGAGCTGTCGAGAGCGTTCATCGCCACGGTGCGGACGGCGGCCGGGGCGTTTCAGCAGTTTATCGGTGGCACAGCGGGTGCCGTGGCCAGCATCGACGATCTCTCGAAGCGCACCGGCATCTCTGCCGACATCATCCAAGGCTATTCGCTGGCGGCGAATCAGTCCGGTGTTTCGCTGGAGACGTTCGGCAAGGCGGTGCAGAAACTCACCGTGAACCTGGGCGAAGCCCAGACGGGCAATGCCACGGCGATCAAGTCTTTCGCGGAACTCGGCCTGTCGATCACGGACCTGTCGCAGTTGCGCCCCGAGCAGGCCTTCGATGCGGTCGTGGCTGCGATCAGCAAACTCCCCAACCCGGCGCAGCAGGCAGCGGCGGCTGTCGGCCTGTTCGGCAAGAGCGGCGTGGAGTTGGTGCCGATCTTCCAAGAGGGTGCTGGCTACCTTCAGCAGATGACGGCCGAGGCACGGCGGCTCGGGATCGTGTTGAGCCCGCAGCAGACCGCAGGCATTGCCACGCTGGATGATTCGCTCCAGAAAGCCCAACTCACGCTCCAGGCGTTCTCGGCTCGCGTGCTATCGGAACTGGCCCCATCTCTCACCAGGGCGGCCGAGGATGCCGCATCGTTCATTGCCGCCATCGACGTGAAGGCCGTGGCCTCGGCAGTGTCGGCCGCCATCTCTGACCTCGCGGCTGCGTTCCAACTCGTGGCCACGGCGGCCCTGCCTCTGGCTGGCAACATCCTCCCGGCTATCGGCGGTTATCTGGCGTTCATCAATCGCCAAGTCGTGACGGCTGGCATTGCCAACCTCGGGCGATTCTTCGCGGCAGCGACCGCTTCGGCCTTCGGCTACTCGGCTGCGGCTGGCACGGCGGCGACGGCTACGGTAGCCCTGGGCGTGTCGATCCGCTCGGCGCTCGCCAGCACGGGCATCGGCGTGCTCGTGGTGGGCTTCGGCCTTTTGGCCGGTGCCGCGCTGGAGTGGGCGCTCGCCAGCAAGCAGGCCGGGGCGGAAGTGACGATTGCCGTCGAAGATCCGCAGGTTGCGATCAAGAAATACCAAGAGCAGATGCGGGCGGCGACCGCCAGCACGCAGGAGTTCGGCCAGCGGGCGAAGGATGCCCTGAAGGTGCCCGATCTCAACGTGACCGAGTTCGCCCAGAACTCGCTTTCCCAGGCCGAGTCGGCAATCAAGCAACTGGCGCAGGAACTCGGCGGCCTAGGCCAGGTGCCCGTCGAGGTGCTCCAGCAGTTTGACCGGCTGACTGAGTTGGCCCGCGATGCCAACGCCGAGACGATCTACCAAAAGTATGCGATTCAGCAGGTGGACCGTGCGGCCCGTACCTTCAGCGACACGCTGCGGCAGCAGGCAGACGCGAGGCGGGCCGACGCGGATGCGGCCAGGGCTGCGGCCGACGCTGCCGCTCGCACCGCCCAAGAGGCCCGGCGGCGAGTGGCCGACTTGGCGAACGCCGGGCTCACCGACGCCGAGACGAGCCGCCTGCAACTCAACCGGGACTTGCTGGCAATCGGCCAGGAGCTGCGGGCGGCCGAGGCTGCGCTGGGCGAGGCGAAGCGAACGAACGACGCTAGGAGTATCGCCGCCGCCAATGAACGGCTGCGGCTCGCGGGCGAGGCCACGAAGCAGGCGAGGGCACAGGATCGCGAGCGGCAGCTGCAAGCCCTCGGCGTGGATGCGAATATCCTGAAGCCCGCCACGTCCATTGCCGACCAGTTCAAGTCGGTGCGTGAGGCTTTCAACAGGCGGCTGATCGACGGCGGCGAGGCCCGCAACGCCCTCCGCAATCTGGCCGCTGAGGGCATTTCCATCCGCAAGGAGATCGCCGCCGAGTTGGCCCGGCCGTCTGCGAACGCCTTGCAGGTGTCAGACATCCGCACGCAGGAAGGCGCATCGCAACTGCTGGCGATGGCCACCGGCCGCCAAGACCCGGCCCTGGAGCAGCGGCGTGCCCAGTTGGCGAAGCTCGAAGAAATCCGCAAGGCGATCGCCGCCACCGGGGCGAGCCCCGTAGAAATCCTGGGGGCGTAGCATGGCCGTTCTCTCCTACCGCGAAATCCTGCCGCGCACGTTCTCGCACAAGTTCGGCGAAAGCCCCACGGCCGAGATCAAGTACGCCCTCACGCTCGACGGCCCGACGAACACGCAGGACATCCTCGGGGCAATCGGCATCTTTCACGGGGCTGCCCATCCCGAGTATGCCTACCTGCTCTGCCACAACGGGCAGGTGACGGAAACCGACCGCTTCCACGCGGAGGCGACGTACAGCTACGAGACGCCGCAGCGCGGCACGCAGGAATACAACGCCAGCCCGCTCTCGCGTGCCGATGTCTGGTCGTTCTCCACGAGCGGCATCTCCATCCCCGTCTTCCGCTTCTACAACGGGAACGGCAACAACGACATCAAACCGCTCATCAACACAGCGGGCGACATCATCGAAGGGGCCACCGGCATCGAGGGCGAACTTCGGCTGTCGATCTCTGGCAACCGCTCGGCGTTCCCGATTGCCAACGCCGTCGCCGTCACGGGGGCCGTGAACTCTGATTCGTTCCTGGGGGCCGGTGCTCATCAGTGGATGTGCCACGGCATCAGCGGCCAGCAGGCAACCGAGGTGGTGAACGGGGCGCAGGTGAACTACTGGCAAGTTACGGCCGAACTCTCGTACAAGGCCAGCGGCTACAAGCTCTTCCTGCCAAACGTCGGCTGGAACTACATCAGCGGCAGCGGCTCCGACAGGAAAAAGGAGCGGTGCTACGTATTCGTGGACAACGACAAAGTTGCGTCCGCCAGCGTGATGGCGCTGAATGACGACGGCAGCATCAGGTTCAACACCGACTTCACTGGCTCCGGTGCTCCCACGATCCTTGAGCGTCGCGTGAATCCCGCCGTGGCGTTCGCCACATACTTTGGCACGCCTCCCTTCTAAGGTGACGCATGGCCCAGAAGCCAGACGGCAAACCGGCGAAGACTGAGCGAGTGACCTTCACGCGCCCCGCTGCGGAGCGTATCGCCAAGGTGGTGCGAGCCGTCGAGGGCGGCGACCGCGACCAGCCGGGTATCACCTACGGCTCGGCACCGGGCGGCGTTGCGGGCAAGACCTTCCGCGTGGCGACGTTCACCGGCGCGTGGTCGATCAACGACCAAAAGACGGTGACGTTTCGCGGGGTAACGACGACGCCGAATACGGTGTCGGCGATGAATTTGTTTTTCCCCGTCACGAACACGGCGACCGGCGACCGGTCGTGCGCGATCGCAAAGGACGGGACGGCGTGGCACTTGGTTGGGGTGCAGGTTTCCACCGCTGCGGTTACTGTCGTCACGAACATTACGCTCAGTGGCAGTCTAAACACGTCGAATTGCTCTATTTCCATCGCTCGCACGCTAACGACGGCGACGGCGAGCGTTGTTGTTTACGGGGTGTAGCGATGGCCTGCTGTTGCTGCGATGGCCCGGGCGTTTGCTGCCAAGGCACGACCTGCACGAGCGTCGGTTCGTGCCAGTGCCAGCAGAATGGCGGGACGTTTCAGCCGAACACTACCTGTACCGCTGCGGGAGCGTGTTGTCTCCCAGGCGGGACGTGCGTCGAGCAGAGTGCGTGTGGGTGCGCGGCTGCTGGCGGCACATACAAAGGCGACTGCTCTTCGTGTGCAGCCGCGGGCCTCTGCGGCCCTGGCGTGCCAGGCACCGCGTGCGGAAGTCAGGTTACTATTGAGTGGAGCGGATTTGCTGAGCAAACGGCGTC